TTATAAAAAATCTACAGCTTTAATCGTATTGTCATCATTTAGGTAAATCTCCTGTATCGTGGATCTCCAAAAAGAACGCCTGTTTTCCGGAGACAGCGAATCATACATCTGGCGAAAGTCAGTTTTTAATAGTTCTTCTACATAATGCAGGTTTCTCGTCTCTTCTTCCTCGCAAAAAGCAGCAGAAGCGGAATATTCTCTCTCCAATCTTTGGTACTCCTTATCGTAGTAATCGAAAGAAATCCTCCCCTTTTGAAATAACAAATTTAATCGTTCCATTTCTTTTCTCAGCTTTTCTGGATCTTTTGCTTTCTTTTGCTTTTTTAGCTCTTCACCGATCTGGTTGCTGCGTACTTTATACTTTTCGTATTCTCTTTCGAGATTTTCGAGCAAATATTTTTCGACAAGGTTTTGGCTTACCCTATGCCTATACGTGCAAATATGATCGATAAGTGCTCTATTGCAACGGTAGTAGCAGTACGTCCTTTTTTCACGTGTTTTACGATCTATAATTGATGAGCATCCGGTACCGACTAATTTCTGTCCGCATACAGGACAGCGCATCAAACCCGTAAACAGGTATATTCTACCAGACGGCGTGTTTTTAATATTTCTTTTCGATATAATTTGCATCTCATTCCATTCTTTTTCTGACAGGTATGCTGGACAATAAGGGTACCCTCTGTACGTTCCTTTATAAAATTCACTGGATAACATTGTCCGTAACATGCTATAGCTAAAATCAATCCCGTAGGTTTCCTGCATGTACCGGATAGCACCTTTTTTGGTGTTATGGTTTTTAAAGTATCTAAAAAAATCTTCCACCATGTGTTCTGTTTCTGGATCTTTAACCATGCATTTCTTCCCATCTACAATTCCAGTTTTATACCCTAATGGCATATTTGCATCTCCAAATATTAACTTTTTCTGCCGTATAGATGATTCGTTTACAAATTTAATACGCTCCGATGTGGTATCTACTTCATTTTGCCCGATTGAGAGTACTACATTTAACTGCAATCGTCCATCCCGCGTCTCCATGTTTATACCAGGTTCGGATACAGATATCCAGCGCACCCCATGCTCATCAAGTACATCTTGTACCTTATAAAAGTCTGACAAGTTTCGGAACCATCTATCCAGCCGCCAAAAGACGATCACGTCAATCTTGTCCTGCTTAACATCTTCCACAAGAGCGTGGATGGCTTTTCGTTTTTTCAATTCCTTTCTGGCTGTCTTTCCTTCGTCTGCATAGATTCCAACTACAGCCATATTATGATCAGCTGCGTATTGCTCCAGGCATTCTTTCTGTGCTTGCAGAGACTTGCCATGTACGCTCTGCTCAAATGTGGAGACGCGGATGTATATGGCACACCGCAGTATTTTTTCTGGCATTTGCATCACTCTCCTTTTGTAAAATATATTTAAAATTGGTACAAAAATAACAGCCAGCGCAAAACATATGTTCCGCTTGCGTGACTGCCCCGAAGATGATACAATATTCGTGGATTTCAATCGCATATCTTCGGATATGTAGACCGTCTCAGTGTTGGTAGCACTGGGGCGGTTTTTTATTTTATTGTCCTAAAGAATCGAGAGAGTTCATTAAGTCTTCCGTACTCATACCGGCAGCGGAAGAAGTGTATGCGTCAGTGATCTGCTTTGCGTATTGGGTGTATACGTCAGTTAATTTCAATGACCATTCTTCATAAACACTGTACTCGTCCCCATTCTTCTGCATTAGCGTAGCCATTTCGGAAACGCCCTGATTAGAAATCTCGGCCAGTTTTTCAACCTTGCTATTTGATAATTCAGCAAGCGCATTTAAGTCTCCGGCAATCGGAGCTGCTTCGTTATTATATTCTTCCACAAGTCCCGGAGTCGCATCAGCAATCTTTTTTGTATAATCATCGAGAATACTTTGATACGTCACTTCGACTTCCGGTTCTTTTTCCGTAGCTTCTGTTTTCGCAGTATTCTCTTTTTCTGGCTCTTTATCTCCGCCACACGCTGTCATGGACAACGCCATAGTTCCAATCAACAACATGGTTACAATTTTCTTTTTCATAAATTCCTATTTTCTCCTGTATTTCTTGTTATTTTATAGTGCAGTCATATTACTCCATATATCGCTTTGCAACTGCAATCAGCTGATCGCGATACTTATATAGATCATTGAGTGTTTCGATGTAAAATCGTTCCATCTTTTTATTTTCGTCTGGAATGAATAATTGTTTGTTTTTCTTATCGAGGTTTATCCTACAAATAGGCTTTCTGTTATTATCTTTGTATAAAATACCGAAATAACTTTCTGTATCTCTGTGAACAATATCATTAACATCTACTGATCCGGCAAGCATTCCCCTTATAATATAAAATGCTTCAATCTCTTCTTCTGTAGTTACAATTTTTGACACTGGTTCTTCTGGCAGTTCTTCAGTCTCGTTTTTTACATCATCGCTGTCTTTTGTAAGAGCTGAAGATATTTTGTTATTGACAATCTCATTGACAAATGAAGAGAACGCTCTTTTTACAACAGGAGTAAATTTTTCGATTACCCTCTGATTTTTTTGTCCGTCATATATGTTTGTAAGCACAAGTCTTACAAATTCCTCCGATGGTGCTTCAAATTCAGCAGATAAAACTCCTTTTATTAAAGAGCTATACTTCAATTCTTCGGCTGTGCTGAATATTTTTTCTTTGTCAAAATTCTCTTTGCAGAATTTTCTCAGCTCATTAATAGAAGAATCTTTTAAGTTGATCATATTGATTTCAAGAAATGGCACTAAATCCATCTTGTTTGCTTCTTCTAGGTCGGTGTAAAATCTATATACCAGTCCATTTGTTAAAATTCCGAATTTAGCTGGAGATGTACCAAAATATCTGAAAAGTTGAGAAGAATGTTTGTCTAACTGTTCAGAACAACTTTTGCATTCAATTAAAATACTTGGTTCTCCGTTATCCAAAATTGCATAGTCGACCTTTTCCCCTTTTTTAATTCCAACATCTGCGATATATTCCGGACAAAATTCTAACGGATTGAATACATCATACCCAAGTATTTGAAACAGCGGTACGATTAAAGACATTTTTGTCGCTTCTTCAGTGGATACAGTATCTTTCATCATAGATACACGTTCCGAAAATTGTTTAATAGATTCGTTAAACTCCATATTCTCCTCCTTCTGTACTTTAACACCACTTTACTCTATATAAACGCATTTGCGCTCATATCATTTCCATAACTGCCAAATTAGGAATAAAATAAATAACATAATTATCTACAGTAGTACATTTACCATATTTTCCAGTATAGCAGTCAATAGCTTCTTGCAGATATTCTTCTGTGACATGCAGATGTTCTGCAACTTCATATCTATTCTGGCATCCAGCATTAAAAGCTGATATGATACCTCGCAATCCGATCATCCGATTGTATCCGTGCAATCTTCCTTTTTGTTCTTGCTTCATATTTTCAATATTTTGCGTATTAAATATATCGCCAACAGCAGTATGATGATGTCCGATTTCTTCAGCTAAAACACAAGCCTTTTCTGCGGACGTTTTCAACCTGTTTGATATTGCAATTCTATTTTTATAGATCAATCCGTCACTACCGGAAAGAGTCTTTTCGCGGACAATCAGTCCGCTATTATTCGCCTCTTCCAAAAGTTCTTCATAAATCGTCATTGTATCACTCCCATTCAGAGTCATCCATCATGATGTCTTTATCGTGTTTTCTCATTTCATCTGTTACTTTAATGTCGGTTCGTTCATGAGCTGCTAATACTTCTAAATGATTGTTGGATTCTATAAAATTCGGATTTCCAAGTAATATTTCAGAATAATTCAAAAGACTTTTCTTTCCATTATTATTTAGCTTTCTCATGTTCTCTAAAAGCTTATATTCTAATCTGTTTTTTCTGAACATACTTTGATCGTAAGCTTTCTTGAATTCCTCAACATTATTAAACGAAAGGTTATCAGGGCCAATCGCATCTTTAAATTCGTAGTCGTTACGTCCCATCGGTACGTCAAATCCCATCAACCATGACTCGCTTACGTTTAATGCTTTTCCTAAAACGAACAGTTTTTCTTGATTAGGTTCATTTTTTCCAGAACAGTATTGACTTATATCTGATTTGTTCATTTTTATCCCATATTGTTCACAGTATGGTGCAGTTAATTTCAGAACGTCTACTTGTCTAAGATCCTTTGTCTCCATAATCTTTTTTAGCCTAGTAGCAGTGCTTTCTTTCTTCATATAAATGTACCGCCTTTCTGATTATAAATATATCACACACTTAACAAAAGTTCAATATGAAAAACAAAAAAGTTCAAAAAAATTAACTTTTGTATTGACAAGGGTACAAGTGGGTGTTAAGATACAAGTGGTTCAAACGTTTGAACAGAGCGAAAGGAGGATAATATGGCATTCAATTATGACAAATTAAAAGGTCGGATAATTGAGAAGTTTGGAACTCAGTATAGGTTTGCGGAAGCTATGAAATGGTCGGAAAGAACGCTTTGCTTGAAATTGAGTAGTGAGAGACCGTGGAAGCAGACGGATATCTGTAAAGCAGTAGAACTTCTAGATTTGGCACAGGAAGACATACCTAAATATTTTTTTAGAGAAAAAGTTCAAAATATTGAACTTTAAAAAGGAGAACAAAATGAACAATTTAACAGTAATTGAGAACGAACTTGTCCCAGTATATGAGACGAGCACAGGAGAAAAAGTAGTATACGGTTCAGAACTGCATGAGGTTCTGGGAGTTAAAAGTAGATATAGAGAGTGGATTGATAGGAGATTGTTAGATATTGATGCAGTAGAAAACGAAGATTTCCAAGCCGCCGAATTTTCGGCACCTTCCGGTCAGACTAAAAAAGACCATATCATCAAACTAGATGCTGCCAAAGAAATGGCAATGCTTGAACGGAATGAAAAAGGAAAACAAGTACGCAGATATTTCATTCGGGTAGAAAAGAAATACAAAGCGGCGTCTCTTGCCACACAGGAACTCTCACCGCAGTTGCAGGTCATGATTAACTTGGAAATTGAGCAGAAGCGTCAGGCAGAGAAGCTTGAGCACGTGGAAGAACGGATTGAAAGCATCCGTGAGGTTGTTGCAATCGATACAACATCATGGAGAGATGATACCGGAAGAATCTTGAGAAAAATCGGTATGGAGTGCGGAGACAGTAAGTCCTATCAAGATGTAAGAGCGGAATCCTATCAGTTGTTAGAAAAACGCATGGGAGTGAATGTAAAGCAGAGACTCACGAACAGGCGTAGGAGAATGGCAGATGAGGGTGTTTGCAAATCCAGAAGAGACAAATTGAATTATCTTGATGTGATTGCTGATGATAAGAAACTGATTGAGGGATATACGGCTATCGTAAAAGAGTTGGCTATTAAATACGGAGTGGCATAGGAGAAAAGGAGGAAAAGGAAAATGTTTAGCAACGTAAAAATCGACAATGGATTATTTTTAGACGGAAAGAAGCTCAACTGCGTGAAATCATACAGATTAGAGCAGAAAGAGGAAGATTGCGTCGCTGATCTTACAGTAAATATGGATGTCCAGGTTTTTGACGGCATCATTAAGACACCAAGTATTGTAGCCGGCAGTATTAAAGCTGAAAAACTGTCTGGATTGAGATTGTCAGACTTGGCAAATTTAATTGCCGACGATGTACTCGTGAAAGTTGTATATCAAAAAGAAATGGGTACGGCAGTAAATATATATGAACCTGGAAGCATTTCCGGAGAAGACCCAAAATTTTTGGAAAAACCTGTGAAAACAATAAGAACCCTTATTGGCACGCTGGTTATAGAATTGGAGGACTGACATGGAGATTGTAATAGCAAGCATTATCTGCTCGATCATGGTTTCTGTTGTTACAAGCATTATTATTACAAGGGAATACATGAGCGTTACTCAAAACGAGGTAGATAGGATGTTCAACATGAGTATTAAGCTTGTCGAGGATGCTGTGAAAATGATGGCTGATAGATTTGGAACAGACCAGAAATAAGGCTGGATGGACAACATATCTCGGACAATCCATCCGTCATACATATTAGAGAGGTGATTTTATGAAGCCAGATATGGAAAAAATCATACAAGTGTTGATATCTCTTATCGAAGAACAAGAACATGTGAAAATTGATTACACACTCGAAAAGAGGACAGAAGAGGAAACCGCTTAGGCGGTAGAAGGGAGGACAAGCATGGAGATTAAAGGAACCTACCACTGCCAGACCACTCAGCAACCAAACACATTAAACAGCTGGGACATCCGCTCCGTATCGGTAGATCTGCCGGAAGAAGAGGACAAGCCTTATTGGATCAGAGCTGGTGCGATGGTGATCGGGTTTATCTTGGTGCTACTGGCGTGGTATCTGGTGTTTGGGTATTAAAAATGAGCACCTACAAAAAGGCTGGGGAGCCGTAGGTACTCTGACAAAAAAATCAAGAATATAGTAACAGATTTTAGGAGGATAAGCAATGGATAGAGAAAAAATACATAAACTTTTAGACTTAATTCTTGAGATTCAAGAGCGTGGAGAAGGTAGGAATGGGTATCCGTACGTAAACATTGAATTTTCGAACTACGGTAGCAGAATATTTTTAACCGCACAAGAAAACGGATTTGTTACTGATGGAGATTACGATTTGTTTGACGGTATTGCAACAGATAAGCAACTGGATAATGCAATCATTTTAGTTGGGGTATTGCTGGAAATGGCAGTGGACAAGACGGAGGAACAGTATGCTTAGCTATACAGATACCGAGCAAGAAGAAATGACGGAACGAGAAGTTGTTGAGAGTGAGAGATATTTTAAAGTACGGAGAAGACATTATCAAAATTATTGCGATTTTATGGAGGAGATAACAAATGGCAACATTATACGAGATTGATGAAGAGATTTTAAATTGTGTAGATCAGGAAACAGGAGAGATTATCGACCCGGAAAAGCTGGCACAGTTGCAGATGGATTTTGATAAAAAGGTAGAGGGAATTGCTCTCTGGATCAAAAACCTCTTATCTGATGCAGAAGCAATCAAAGCAGAGAAAAACAAACTGGCTGACCGCCAGAGGTCATGCGAAAACAAGGCGAGAAATCTAAAAGAATACCTGTCTGGTTATTTATGTGGTGAAAAATTTAAGACACCAAGAGTCAGCATTTCTTATCGAAAATCAGAGAGTGTAGAGGTACAGGATATTTCAAAGCTGGATGAAGAATATTTGAAATTCGTTGATCCCGAGGTGGACAAGACCAAAGTGAAAAAGGCACTGAAAGATGGAATTGAACTCTCTGGCGTTGTATTGGTGCAGAATAATAATATTCAGATTCGGTAGGTGAGAAATATGGAATTTAGGACATTAAAGGCAAACGAGATTGAATGTCGGATCGCAACGGTGAAGAGTAATGGGATATCACTATTACTATACAAAGACGCAAGGTGCGATATGAATATCTTGGATGAAACTGTTGGAAAGTTAAATTGGAAAAGAGAACACAGCAGAGACAACGCAAACTGCACCGTGAGTATATGGGATAACGATAAAGGCATCTGGGTTCCAAAAGAAGACACAGGAACAGAAAGCTTTACCGAAAAAGAAAAGGGTCTTGCATCTGACAGCTTTAAGAGAGCTTGCTTTAATTGGGGAATTGGAAGAGAGTTATATACCGCTCCGTTTATTTGGATCCCATCTGATAAATGCGAAATTTCCGCGAAACAGAATGGTAATGGAAGCACTTGTTATGATCGTTTTCGAGTAAGCTATGTTGGTTATGACAAAGAAAGAAACATAGATGCACTGAAAATCGAAAATGAGAAAACCGGAAAAGTAGTATTTTCGCTTGGTAGAAATGTCGGAAATTATAATCCTGCTAATCAAGAAGAACCTCTCGAAAACTATGTGACCGAATCACAGGTAAAAACACTAGAAATTTGCATTCCGAAGCATAAGCAGACAATAGCGAATGTGTGTCGGCATTATAAGGTGTCGGGTTTGCGAGAACTGACAGTGGAGCAATTTAAAAAGCTTATGAGAAATATGGGAGAAGAATAATGAGGTTTACAGGAAGATTGAAAGAACCTGTCGCAGATTATCACAGTGGAAAGCTGACCATTCTATTCGAGCCTATAGAGGACTTCCGACAAGCCTACGATGAACTGAAAGATTATGAGAAATTAACGCTTGAAATAAAGCCGTACAGAGCAAAGAGAAGCCTTGACGCGAACTCTTATTTGTGGGTGTTACTCGATAAATTAGCGGAAAAGTTGGACATCACTAGGTGGCAAGCGTACCTAAATGAATTAAAATCCCACGGTGCTTTTGAGTACATACCGCTCCGGGAAAAAGACATCTATCTGGCACAGTCAGTGTTCCGGATTGTGATAGATCGTGGAGCACAGGAAGTAAAAGACCTAAAAGGGAGAACTGAAACATTACACACTCTGCAATGCTACAAAGGGTCAAGCAAGTATAACACAAAAGAAATGAGCAGACTCATCAAAGGCGTGTTGGAAGATTGCAGAGAGGTTGGAATACCAGATGCAGACCTTTTGACCCCAGATGAAAAAGAAGAGCTTAGACAAAAATGGGGGATTGAACTGTGAGCATTGATTACAGTAACATGGCATTCCCTAAGCCGAAGCGCAAGAAAAAGAAAAAAGGTCATCAGAGGACGTCCGGCAGACCAAAGAAGCTGTGGAGCATATTCACAGAGGATATGGATCACTGCATGTACACCGGAGTTTACGGAGTGGAGAGGCATCATGTTTTTAGTCACACATCGAAAGAAATTGAACTTTCGGAGGATTATGGTTTTATCGCTCCATTGAGACCAGACCTGCATCCAAACGGAACAAGGGCAGGGGAGAATGCATCAAAAGTTGACCGATACTTAAGAAAACGCTGCAAAGAGTATTATTTGCAGCACTACGGAACAGAAGAGCAGTTCCGACAAGAATTTCACTATGTTAGCAAAGGGTAACCTTTCGCTATAAATTGTAACCCGTTCATGGCTGCTGCACAGTACGTCACAAATACCTTAAGTAAGCCAGATTCATTGTCTCCCGGTAATTCCGGGAGCAGAAAGGAGAATAAATGGTAATTACAATTCCGGGCAAACCGGTTGGAAAAGCAAGACCGAGATTCCGCAGAGCCGGATTTAAAGTCATTACATATACGCCACCAGAAAATAAAAAGTACGAAAAGGAAGTTGCAAGGATTTACAAGCAGAGTATAGGCGTGCTTTACACGGACATCCCTCTGAGAGTTCGAATTTTAGCGAAATTTCCGATTCCAGAGAGCTGGTCTAAGAAGAATAAGGATAGGGCTTTAAAAGGAGAAATGAAGCCGAATAAGAAGCCTGACTTAGACAACATTGCAAAAATCATTCTGGATGGCCTGAATGGAGTCGCATATACGGATGATAAGCAGGTAACCAGTCTGGAGATTGAAAAAGTGTACTCGGATACACCTTGCGTGGTGGTCTATATTGCGGAGGATGAGTAATGGCAGAGGTGAAGTGGATCAAGATTACAACGAATATGTTTGATAATCGCAAAATCAAGCATCTGCGGAAATTACCGGACGGGAACAATATCGTCCTGATCTGGGTAATGCTACTCACGATGGCTGGTCGGTGTAATAGTAATGGAATGGTATTTTTAACGCAAAACATCCCGTACACGCCTAAAATGCTGGCAGATGAGCTGGACTTTGAAGAGAATACCGTGAAATTAGCCTTACAATCACTGGAGCAGCTTGAAATGATCGTGATGGACAATGGATTTTTCTCGATCCCCGGATGGGAGGAACACCAGAACGCAGAAGCGCTTGAAAAAATAAGGGAGCAGAACCGGATTAGGAAGCAAAAACAGAGGGAAAAACAAAAAATTGAGTGTGTCACGGAAATGTCACGTGACACAAGTGTGACAAATTTGGGAAGTCACGCTACAGATAAAGATAAAGAAGAAGATAAAGATATAGATAAAGAAAGAGATATAAGAGGTAATAGAGTGGATTATCAGCAAATAGCTGATATGTATAATGCCACTTGCGTGTCATTCCCTCGCTTAACACGATTGTCTGAAAAAAGAAAACGGGCAATTAAAGCAAGATTAAGAAAATATTCCATTGATGACATTCAGAGAGTATTTGAGATAGCAGAAGAAAGTGACTTCCTAAAAGGCGAAAATAACCGGAATTGGTCAGCGGACTTTGATTGGATGATGAATGACACGAATATGGCGAAGATTCTGGATGGAAAATATGCAAACCGGAAGAGCACAGCATCGTCGAAAAAAGCAAAAGATGAATGGAGCGAATTTTTAAATGAATAAAAAAGAGTTTGCGACAATCGCAATGGGAATCCGCGGTGCATATCCAAAAGCGCAGATACTGGAGACGACAGAAGAAAAGGAGCTATGGTACGGAATGCTAAAGGATATGCCGTACATGGAAGTTGCTGGCAATTTAAAGAGACATATACAGCACAGCAAGTTCGTTCCAACCATTGCGGAGTTAAGGAATGAGCATCGAGGGATGGATAACAATAATTTTAAGCGCAGGTACTACGATATGGACAATCTGGAAATGCAGTTACTAAATGCGCAAGAAAGGGCGTTAGAGGTTAAATATGGCACGGGAATTGAAACACAGCTTTAGCAGCCACAGAAAACAGTCCGCCGGATTCAAACCGGGCAACATGGCAGCGTTTATGTACGGCAGCACAAAGCGGAAGAGAAAGAATAGGGTGAGAGGGAAATGAGTAGACCAGGACACTTTCTGGATCCCTACAAGTTCCAGATCGAAGAGATGGTAAAACTCGGATGCACGGATGAGCATATCTGCAGAGTACTTGAGGATATTACTGGAAAAGAAGTGAAAAAGAGGGTAATAGCAAACAAGAGGATGTGGTTAAGAAAAATGGAAAATAAAAGAAAACAATACGAACCGTACAAGGGAGAAATTAAGTGCATGATCGAATACGGACTTACGATCCAGAACATCTATGCAGCAATAAGAGAAGAGAGCGGAATAGATGCAAGTATTGAAACGTTCAAAAACTTTTTAAAAGACAATGATATGCTGCCTGAGTCAAAGAAACAAGAAACTTCGGTTAAGGATATCTTTGGAACAATCGCAAATTACATGGAGTTTCACGAGGGCTGGGTGCGGACAAGTTGCCGGCTCAACAGGGCGGTGTCGAATCCAAACCGGATATTAATGCGGAGGTATTTACAGTAGACTATAAAAAATAAGCGAAAAATAGAAAGGAGCCAGCCTCCGGCCGGGGCAAGGGTATACCGGGCTTCTGAGAAGATGGATAAAGAGAAAAAAGCAATCGAAAGAATTAAAATGGCAAGTGAAATGAGTCTGCATCACTATGGTAGACCGCTTATTTGCACATACAGCGGAGGAAAAGATAGTGATGTGATGTTAGAGATTTTTAAGCGATCCGGAATCCCGTTTGAAGTGCATAACAGCCATACAACGGCAGATGCGCCACAGACAGTTCGGCATATCCGGAAGGTATTCCGAGAACTGGAACTGCATGGAATTAGGTGCGAAATAGAAAAACCACGCTATAAAGGAAAATTGATTAGCATGTGGAGCTTAATTCCAGAAAAGCTTATTCCGCCGACAAGAATTGTAAGATACTGTTGCTCTACGCTGAAAGAAACTGGATGTGCAAACCGGTATATCGCAACCGGAGTAAGATGGGACGAAAGTACTTCCAGATTGAAAAGGGAAGAGTTTGAAAAGCTCGGACAAACCCAAAAAGAGAAAGAAAAATTTACGAAGATAATGCTGATGGAGGATAACGATGCACGAAGACGGATGAGTGAGCTATGTATGCAGCAGAAAAAAATGATTGTAAATCCT